TGTGTTCAAACAAGGCAGTGCGCACCAAATCATCCTCTTCCGTTCCGTTATACCACACGTTTATTTTCTCCAATATTTTCATCAATACTTGCATCAACAAACTTCCGTCAAAATTGCAAAAGTCACCAGCTACGATATTGTCTCCCATACTCTCAAGTCTATGAACCAATTTAGTCCACTCCAAAGAATAAGGGTTAATACCAACGGCACTACCATTTGCAATTCGATTTTCCATCATAAATGCTGCAAAATCTAGAAAATATTGGCGCAATGCTATAGCTAGATGTTGGGGGCAAGCTTCGAAAACTCGAGTCTTACCAGCATCCACCTTAGCATGCGGTCGTTTTTCGTCCTTAAGCGTTGCGATGAATATAGCATCGCCTCGTTCTCCACGTCGTGCTCTCTCAAGCAAATCAGTCACGTCCTGTCGTAATTCCACGTTAGTTAAGTCGTATTCGTCATCGTTTCCGAGCCATAGGGTCTTACCTTTCTTTGTGTTGTTAAGGTTATAAGGATAACCAGGGGATGTAGTTCTATTTAGAGACCGTTTATACGGGTCGCCCACTACACCCACAATTGCTTCTTCATAAGAATGAACAATTGTGGGTTTGTGTTTACTGCCAATCATATCAAAAACATCATTGGCAGCGGCTTCCAGTATATCAGGGTCCAAATAAATTTGGGGGCCTGTAAGTTTTTGAATTCCTTTGATCATGGGGTCTATCTTGATACCATTTACCAATTGGGGTTGCAAAATGGCAGGTCGAGTAATAGGTGTTTGAAGAACACCGTGGATCGCAGATGGACGGAGAGCGGATTTTAAAGGGACTTTCGGAACTATAGCTGATCCTATGTCGATGTAATCACCGCTCTCCAACAATCTGGCTCGAAAACTCGGCTCAAGTCAACTTTCTGAATAGGGAAGTCTTCCGTCAATGATATAGCTTTTAGGCATATCATGCTGTTGTGTATGGTCGGTTAGCGCCTTTTCTAGTAGTTCTTGTGTTAGAAGAACACCCAGAGCAGGAACATTCCGACCACCAGCAA